CCCGATGACATAAACGTTCACTGAAGGACCGGAGGGTAACACTCGTTACGCAACTGGTTAACTACTGATAAGACGGGCACGTCTGTATCACAGAGTAAAGATTTGGATCGCACGATACACTGGAACACCATTCTTGACGGAATGCCAGTCACTGCACGGAGAGCATCAAGACTTGAGATACAGATTCGGAACAAGCAAGCGCCCACGCAGTTCCGGCACACGGGCTACTAGAGCCATATCTAGGGAGAGTGGGCATCGCTGAAAAAATAGGCGGTGTTTGGGGTCCATGAAGTGAACAGTACTTATATAACACTACGGGAATTGCCTAAGGCTATCGTGGGGCGGCGTCAACCTCCACACGATAGGGTAGGTGTTCTATACCCAAACACATACACCGACAGGCTGAGACTAAGCAGAGGAAGACTTCAACATCTTCACTTGCTGAGCGTCCAAGAAGACAGTAGCTGTGCCATTGACAATCTCCACCTGATCCAAGGGGACTCCAACCTTAGACGCAATTACTGCCTTCGTCTTTATTTCGTCCATAGGTTCGTATGGCTCAAAAAACTCTCCATCCTCTGCTAAAACCTGCATCAAAGGAACAGGCGCTGGCGGAGCGCCACACGTTTTACAGCATAGACGATCTTCATTGATCTTGGGCTTACGGGAGCTTTCCACGGAATGCCCACAGTCAAGTTCGATGTGCCACTTAGTTTTCCCATACTCACCCAAACGAACAGCTTGAGTTACCATCCGCTTCGGACCACGTTTACTCATACAAATATCGTACCAGCACCCTTGACTCAAGACCAGCGAAAGCATACAATACGCTTATGGACAAATCTAAACTTCTTGAAGACGCACTGGGCCAGATTGAAAAACAGTTTGGGGAAGGTGCAATCATGCGCCTCGGGGACAACGCCTCAATGGCCGTAGAGACCATTTCAACAGGATCAATCGCCCTAGACTTAGCGCTCGGTGTTGGTGGCCTCCCACGAGGGCGTGTCACTGAAGTTTACGGTCCAGAGTCGTCAGGCAAGACCACGGTAGCTTTGCATGTGATTGCTGAAGCACAAAAGAACGGCGGGCAGTGTGCATTCATCGACGCTGAGCACGCCCTTGACCCAATCTACGCAAAAGCAATCGGATGCGACGTAGACTCTCTACTCGTTGCTCAGCCAGACACCGGGGAGCAGGCGCTGACCATCACGAACAAGTTGATTGAATCAGGTGCCCTAGACGTTGTAGTCGTGGACTCGGTAGCAGCCCTTACACCCCGTGCCGAGATTGAAGGCGAAATGGGTGACAGTCATGTTGGACTACACGCACGACTCATGTCTCAAGCTATGCGTAAGATTGTTGCAAACTTGAACAACTCAAAGACCACACTAATCATGATTAATCAGTTGCGAGAAAAAATTGGTGTCATGTTTGGGTCACCCGAAGTGACCACTGGCGGTAAGGCTCTAAAGTTCTACGCATCTGTTCGCCTAGACATTCGACGCATTGAAACACTGAAGGACGCTTCCGAAGCAGTCGGTAACAAGACCCGTGTTAAGGTTGTGAAGAACAAGGTCGCTCCCCCATTCAGGCAGGCAGAGTTTGAGATTGCTTACGGTGAAGGTATCAGCCGAACCGGGGACATTGTAGATATCGCTGCACAAATGGGAATCCTTGATAAGAAGGGTGCGTGGTACGCCTACGAGGGCACGAACATTGGACAGGGGCGGGTTAATACCAAGGCGTACCTTGATGAAAACGAAGATGTACGGGAAACAATTGCGAAGGCAATCTACGCTTCGATTTGACAGACCGTAGGATATGTGGTAGCCTTCCTATTCCAAGGAGGAAACCACTATGCCTAAAAAAGCAAAAACAACCGAACCCGTAGGCCCGCCTAAAGGATGGGTTGTGTGTGAGACATTTCAAATGTCGCCACAAGTAACGCTATCCAAAGGCGATGAATGCCGAGTAAAAGGAGAGCAAGGCAAGTTCGTATTCTTACGACATGTCTGGAACACCAACACCAACAGTGAGTGGGTTGACGTTTGGGGAGGCTCAGCCGGTCATAGTCAATGGAGGTCTGTCAGGATCGAACGGCTGAAGCACATTCCGAAAAAACGCTCCCGTAAAAAGAAAGAACCCCGGTCACATCAGTAACCAGGGAACTCTCCAGTTAGGGGGTTACACAAAAGGAGTAAAACTCGTCCCCTAACAGTTGTATTCTACAGCATCACTTCACGCTTGTTCAAGCGATCTGTGTGCTACCTCAGACTACCGAGGCAGTTGAGTGGTCGCCAACCTTTGTAGCGGCAAATGACTTCACCACTGAAAGAGCGGCGGCAACTGCTGCGGTGGCAGCACCCTTAGCTGACGCCATGTCAGTCACGACAAACATTGCCAAAAACGTCTGAGCAAATGTCATGAGGGCACGTTCTGCAACCTGCTTGTAAATACTAACTTCCATACTGTTCTCCTTGTTAGGGGACTATGACCAAGACAATCTGTCTCTCTTATATTGTACCATACCTCATATAACATGATAGGAGGACAATTATAAAAGTTATTTAACTTTATCTGGTGCGAGTCTGAATGCGGCATCAATTTCGTCCGCAGTAACCACCCCATCATCAGCATAAGCCCCAGCCAGCTTCTGCAAAACAGTAGCGGTTGCTGTAACGCCAGCGAGAAACGCAGCTTTCCACGGCTCAATACCACCGATAAAGCTTGCACCGCCAATGATAGCCATAGCATTCATAACAAAAACCGCAAAGATGCGGCCTATGGTGTTAACAATCAGTTTACGTGTTTCATTCTTCATTTTTATCACTTTCCTTTTCATCATCTATGTAATCCAATACAGTTCCTAGTAGGTGCAGCCCTAGCCCTGCAACAGAGATATAAATACCTCTATGTAGTGTCGTGGACGATAGGGTGACGAGAACCAAGCCTGTTCCCGCCAAGGTCCAGCCGAGGTAAAGCATTTCCCGTCCCATTCGTTTGACAGCACCAATTAATTTTTCAACCAACTTCATATCGCCTCCTTTCAGCGAGTCTTTCTTCTTGAACTTTTTCTGTCGCCGCCAGAGTCGCTGCTACCGCCGCCTCCGCCTCCGCCACCGCCACCTCCGCCACCTCCGCCAGCAGGACCAGATGGGCCGGAAGATGCTGCCGCTGCAACAACAGTGGCCGCTGCCGTAGCTGCAACAACGGTACGCCGAGTTTCCGTATCGACGGTAGACCCATCTGCTACGTACTCGTTGTAAGCGTCATCCTCAAAGATGTTAACTGAGTCCTCAAACTCTTCTTTGACTTCCCCTCCAGCGTCATTCAGGGCGGTGACAAGAATCTTTTTACCGTCGTCAGAAATTTCATCAAAGTTTGCTTCTGACACAAGTGCGCTAACCTCTTCGACTGTGACTTCACCGTCAACAACATCCAAGAAATCTTCAGCTAGCTGCTCGTCTATGGCGTCAAGTGCTTCAACAACTTTTTCTTCAGCCTCGTCAACCTCAGACAGTTCTACGCCCTCAATATCAATACCAAGACTGTTGAGGTCTAATGCTAGCTCTTCGTACTCTTCTTCAACGGCGAACTCTTCAAAGAAATCTTCAACGTCAACTTCTTCACCGTTGATGGTGACGACTTCCGGCTCAGGTTCCGGCTCAGGTTCGGGTTCCGGCTCAGGTTCGGGTTCCGGCTCAGGTTCGGGTTCCGGCGCAGGCTCGGGTTCGGGTTCGGGTTCTGGCTCAGGCTCAGGCTCAGCAGGAAGAGTCGTCGGTGGTGGGGGCGTCGTCGTCGTCGTCGTAGTAGTAGTGGTCGTAGAAGTAGTTGTAGTTGGGATTACCGTAGTAGTCGTAGGGGGTACGGTTGTCGTCGTCGTCGTTGATGGCGGAACCTCCGTTGTTGTAGGCGGCAACGTCGTTGTTGTCGCTACAGGTATTGTAGTTGATGTAGTAGTCGTGGGCGGTGAGGATGTTGTGGTAGTAGTCGGAGGTACGGTCGTAGTAGTCGTCGTTGTCGTAGTCGGAGGTACGGTCGTAGTTGTAGTCGTCGTTGTCGTAGTCGGGGGAACCGTAGTAGTGGTAGTCGTCGTAGGCGGCGGTCCCTCAACTGTTAAAGTGACCTCATTCGACCAGCCTGAGTACATCCCCTCTGTATCATTATCAGAACGCACACTAAACACATAGTCAGCACCAAAACCACCAGTTGAAACAATTTGATCATAACTAATGACCGCATCAGTGGTTTGAGAAGATACAGCCCACCCGCCTTCAGTTGGAAAACGCCAACTGACAGCATAGCGTTCAGGTTGTACGTTACCCACGTTTGGCTCATCCCAGTCCAATACAATTTGTTCGCCATCGTCCACCACCGTAAGACTCATCGGGGGTCCAATAAAGGGCGGCTCAGTTGTAGTTGTAGTTGTAGGGGGAAGAGTGGTAGTTGTTGTTGTCGTTGGCGGTATGGTTGTCGTAGTTGGGGGCAGCGTAGTGGTAGAGGTAGTGGTAGTGGTAGTCGGTGCGGTAAGTGTGGTTCGTAAATTGACTTCAGAAATCAAATCAAAGGAACCGCCTCTGTTCCCCCCATTAAATCCGATACCCTGTATGGATGGATAGTAGCCAGCACGCAACCGATAAGTCCCATCAGACAGGTATACGGTCAGCTTAGCAGACACACACTGAGTCTGGGGGTTGTGGTTACCGTCATCATTATGGCCTACATACGCACCATCGGCCCGGTACAGCCACAAATAAGGGTCAGTGACCTGAGATTGGTAACAAGAGTCGTTTGAGTTTCCGTAGAACACCACAGTTTTAGCGGTATCAATATCAAAATACCAGTCGGACTCTGCGCTCACTACATAGGTGGTGGCCGATACCTGAGCAGGGGCGAACCACGCCAGCAAAAATACCCAAACCAGCGCTAATTTAGCCAGCTTTTTATACAGTTTACCCTTATGCAGCATAAGACCGCTCCACCTACCACTAACACCTATTAATATTGTACAGTGATAAAGACTTGCCAACTGTCAAACAAGCGGTATAATAAGACACATGCCAACATATACCTACAAATTTATCGAGACAGGCGAAACGATTGACACTCAGCAGTCGTTCTCTGAGGATGCACTCACAGAAATGACGCACCCCAAGCTCGGTAAAACCATGTCGGTTAAGAAGGTCTTCCACGCTCCAGCAATAACCGGCTTTGAAAACGTACCAAAAACAGTGTCACCCACATACAGGCACGACCGGTCAACTACATGGAATAGCGCACAACAGGAATGACATGGCCCGCTTAACTTTCCTCACAGGTACAATGTCGTCAGGCAAAACGACGCACCTGCTACAATCTCATTTCAATGTCGAAGACGCCTTCCCCGGACAGGTTATGTTAATCAACAAGCACGACCGTTCAGGTGACTCTGTGTGTAGCACCAGAATGGGCGGCATGAGTCTTTCAATAGGGGTTAACGACGACGTGAACCTAATTGATTTAATTTCGGAGCAAGAGAAAACCACCGACGCCAAAGTCAAATTCATTTTTGTAGATGAAGTCCAGTTCTTTACCGTAAAACAGATTGAACAACTAGCACATCTGGTAGACGTAAGCGATATCGAAGTAAACGCATACGGATTACTCACCTCGTACAAAGGTGAACTGTTCTCAGCAGCCAAACGACTAATAGAACTAGCGGATCGTATTATTCAGATTAGCAATGGAATGCGATGCTGGTGTGGCGCACGGGCTACACACAACGCTCTTTACTTAAATGGTAAAAGCGTAAGTAGCGGGAGTGAAACAATAGTTGATAACGCCGACGATATTGACTACAGAGTAATGTGCAGGCGGCATTTCATGGAGCACATCTCCTGCGGCTCACATAGCTACTTGAATATTCAGCACTCCAGCCTCCTCTGACATAACATTCAGACTAAGCCCCTCAAACAAAATCGTAGTAACCTGGATCATGTCATCCACCGCCAACTCTCTGTCTGCATCGTCAGGATCGGACAAGTCCACGAGGGTGTCCACAAAGTAGTCAAATAACGCCATTCTTGCTTGTTCAATATTTTCTTCAGACATGCTGTTAGTCTAACCTGTCCTAAGAAAAAAATCTAGCAATTCAGTCTTGACACACTATCAAGATGACAGTAAGATACATACATCTGTACATCGACAAATGATAGGAGAACTAATGAGCAATGCAGATATCACAGTAACAGGTAACCTGACAGCCGACCCCGAGTTGAAGTTCGGTGCCAATGGCAACGCACGGCTATCCTTTTCGGTAGCATCAAACAAGCGGTTCAAGGTGGGCGACGAGTGGCAAGAAGAAACATCATACTTCAACGGTGTGGCTTGGCGAGGAATCGCAGAGCAAGCCGCCAGTGTTCTTGAGAAGGGAATGCCTGTAATTGTTAAGGGCCGTCTTGAACAGCGCTCGTGGGAGAATGCAGAAGGTGAAAAGCGTTCAACGGTAGAGATCGTTGCAGACGCAATCGCCGTCAACACGTTTGGAATTGAGAGCCTTGAGCGCCGCCGTGGTGGTGCAGGTGGTGGAGGAGGCGCAAGCCGTCCTGCCCCTCAGAAGAAGGCCACAGTTCCTGACCGTGACCCCTTTGAAGACTTCTGATTAAGGTTTTACTAGAGTTCAGAATCAAGTATACTTATGTTTCTTGTTGTTTATCCATAATTGAACTCTAGTAGATTGGAAGACGGCCCCCCGAAAGGGGGGCTTCTTCTATTATGGGATTGACAAGTCACCAAAAAGGGGTTATGCTTACCGTATGGAAAAGACCGAATGCAAAGCAATCGTTGAACTGCTCAGCGTCACTTGGGACAAATCCCTAGACACCGCTTCCATAACAGTTCGCTCAAAGGGCTACTGGGAATTCGTCCACGACCTACCCTTTGAAGAAACCAAAACAACTATTAAGCGTATGGGCATGGCTGGACGCAAGTGGCTCCCCAAGCCCGGAGAACTTCGCATCGCTGTTCTGTCTGACATGAACGAAGAACCACTACCTCCCGAACCTGAAGAAGCCTGGACGATCCTGCAAGCCATTGGGCAAAAAATTTACAGCGGCACATACGACTATCCCAAGCCCCACGCTGTGCTAGCCCAAACCATTAAACGGTTAGGCTCAGGCGCTACCGCCTTGACAACCAACTCAGATCGTGCTATGTTTACGTCCTTGTACGAGAAGACTAGAGAGGCATACATTTTGGAGCACTATGGAACCGATTGATAACGTACTCGCCCGAATCAACCACAAATCATCAGGCAAAAATCAGTGGGACGCTTCATGTCCCTGCCGTAGTGACGATGAGAACCCATCGCTGCGAGTCTCTGTAGGAAAGCAAGGCCAGGTGCTGATGAAGTGCCTTCGTGGTGGTGGATGTGAACTGAGCGAAATCTGCGAATCTATCGACCTTGAGCTTGGCGACCTGTTTCCAAAAGACACGCCCAAGCCACAAAAGTCTAAGCTGGAGCTTGTAGACACATACAAATACTTCTACGAAGACGGGACCCTTGCTATGGAGGTCTTACGCTTTGTAGATGATCGGGGTAAGAAAACCTTTAGACAGCGCCGACCCGAAGAATCAGGTGGGTGGAACTGGTCCACGTCAGACATTGAAAAGCCACTCTATCGGTTACCTCAAGTCATTCATGCCAGAGAAGAAGGACGCCCAATCTACGTCGTTGAAGGTGAGAAAGATGTACACTCCCTTGAAGCGTTAGGAAAGACTGCAACCACCAACCCCGGAGGCGCAGGTGCAGAAGGACAAAACAAGTGGATGCCCCACCACACCGAAGCTTTAGCAGGCGCAAACGTTATCATTATTTGTGATAACGACGAAGCGGGATACCTTCATGCACGAGCAGTCAACAAGGTTCTTACTGCTGCCGACTGCAACGTTAAAGTTTTTAAGCCTGGAACACACAACGATGTTTCCGACTTGCTTGATGCGGGTGAAGAGTTAGCGTCAGCGCTTGTGCCCTTCGATACTACGGCCATGCCGGAACCAGAACTTGATCTGGAAGAAACCGAAGTCTCGGCGCTGGACAAACTGATCAGCGGTCTTTCTGATCTAAAAGGCAAGGATATGAGCGACAACCTTCTTCTAGGTAAAGTCGCATCGCAGTTTGACTCTTTCATTAGCGTCAGGGACAGAGAACAAGAAAGCGGAGGAAACCTCGTTGAATGGTCACCGTTCTTAGAAACTGACGTAGACCTCTCATACGATTGGGTCATCCCTAACGTGTTAGAGCGTCAAGAGCGAGTCATTGTCGTAGCCGCTGAAGGCGCAGGCAAAACTACACTTGCCCGACAGGTAGCGCTAATGTCGTCAGCAGGCATACATCCCTTCCGTCGTGATGTTATGCCAAAGGTCAGAACACTGATGATTGACCTAGAGAACCCTGAGCGGATCATCCGGCGCACGTCGGCACGCATTTACGACAAGATCAAGTGGTTCGGCAAACATGAGGAAATGGATGCACACCTGCTTATGAAGCCTGACGGTGTAGACCTCATGTCGGCAAAAGACAAAACGCTTATTGAAGAGTATGTAGCCACAGTCCAGCCTGACATCATTTTCTTTGGGCCTCTCTACAAGGCATTCATTGACCCCGGTGGGCGTACAGCAGAATCTGTGTCACTAGAGATTGCTAAATTCCTAGACTACATTCGACACACCTATAACTGCGCTTTGTGGATTGAGCATCATGCGCCGCTTGGGTCAGGGGGGCAACGTGATCTCCGCCCATTCGGTTCAGCCGTTTGGTCAAGGTGGTCAGAGTTCGGCCTTGCGCTTGCGCCAGACCCAACCGACCCCGAACTTATTGAATTCAAGCACTACCGTGGTCAGCGAGAAGCCCGAGAATGGCCTGCCCTTTGTAAGCGGGGAGAATCATGGCCGTTTGAGGTTGTTGAGTTTTCACAGTACCAGAACGCTGTAGCACCTCAAGGATCAGGGCGAACGGATGAAGAATTAAACGAGGCTTACCAAAATGAAGAGTTTGATGACGAAGTTACCCCCTGGTAACAAACATAAATAAAAAGAAAACCCTTTGTAGGGGTTGACCATTGTGTGCTGCATTTAATAGAGTAGCGCTAAGAGCGATTTCACTTACCACTAACACCTAAGGTTTGTCAAGCGCTCCGGTTAGCCCCTCACCCGAGGGGCTGGCCTGTTTCTAAGGTCAGTTTTGTAA